GGTGGAATCTTTCCCCATGTATCTTTTGCTGTGCTATCAATTAACGCTTCAAGTTGCGCCCAAAACGAGTCTTTTTTCGGCAACGGGATTGTGATTTGGTATCGCGGTTTTGCATCTGCAACCCCCTTGATCGCATAGGGCTCTAAAATATGGACAAATGATCCGCGGAACTCCGGGGTAATTAGTTTTGATGACATTTTCTTTCCTTTTAAACATTGTAGACATTTAACATGAGACAGCATGCATTAACTGTTGCACATGAGACAGCATGTGCGACTGTTTTATTTAGCCAACTATTTCAAGTAATAATGATTGGGCCTTGTTCTTGATTGAGTTACCATAACCGAACCAGGCAGCATTTTGACTAAGACCATGATCTACATGCTCCGTCACCGCGTTAAGCAAAGCCCACGCTGAACCACTGGCCTCCGGCAAATCTGAACCCATAGCATCACCTTGGAATAATGCCATGATGGACTTAAAGGCCTTTGTGTCCTCTGCCGGCACAATCATTGACTTCTTGATCCCGTCGATCATCCTTGAGCTCGTACTATCAGGCAGCAGTGCTTTCAAAAATTCAACCGCGAACGTTGAATTAATTTGCTTGTTCGCCAGTTTACGTGCGTCAATCATGAACTTATCAAAACCATTGAGAGCAACGCCAAGGTCCAATAAACAATCATTCGCATCGAACTTTTTCAGATGGCTGATTTTGACTGTATTACCGCGTTCGTGTTCTGCGAATCCTAATGTATTGCTGCAGACGACCCGGACAGTTGTGAAGCGTGCGATCGTTGGTAATGTGCCGTCGTAACTTGTGGCCAATAATACATAGGGTTTGACAACGTCTTGATCGACAACTGTTTGGCCATCGTTTACCTTGGCCATTGCCCAAATTCGTGAGCCACCGGACAGAGACCCTGCAGTCTCCAATTGAAAGTTGTTACTTTCAGCGAGTTTAGCAAAAAAGTCGAGTACTTCTTTTGGTTGGACTATTTTGTAATTTTTACCGACGATACCGACTTCGGCTTGAGTGTCTGAGCGATAAAGGACAGACTTAGTCGAATGGACCACGTTCGTACCTGACTCGGTAGTGTACTGAACCGGAGCGCTCATAACTTCATGATCCAAACCTGCGGCTTTAGCCCAAACGTCAATGGGTTGGTTAGCTTCAAGTTGTTGGCCAAGTTGATGCCAAGGGGTGTTTCCTAAATAAGCAATATTTGCTTGATTGTTAGAGAGATCGAGTTCGTGTGCCATGATAAACCTTTACAACATTAATACGACAAAATCGTCGTGATGTAATTGTACAACACTTTTTACGTATTACACAACTATTTTTAACTTTTATGCAAAATCTTTTTTCGCGGAATGCGTCCGATCAACTTTAGATCTTGAGTCCTTCTCCTGGGCGATTGTTGGGCTTCCTACTGAAATAGTGATCTGACTTGATAGATCTATATGTTCATTTTTTAGGGCCAGCTCCATTTGCGCAGGACTTAATAATGCAACTTTGGTATAGATTTGGTCGTAGCCTTGTTGCTTGAGCCAAAGTTCCGTTTGGTCTGTATCGGTCCATGCGCGACTCCTACGCCCTTCAACAACTTTCCAACCCTTGATCTCTCCTCCATCGAACATGATGGCTTTAGCCTTGAGTTCAACCGCATTAATAAACGCACTTAGCATTGGGAGTTTAGTCAACCAAAATTCAATTGAATCTTGCTGCAGACTATTAAAATCCAAGCCCGCAGCACCATTGGCAATCCGCTTAAGCTCAGGGCATTGTGCCTTAGCGTGGCACCATTTGCATGCTTTATCACTGGCAGAGAAGACATTAGGTGTATTTTGAATCGCAGCATACGCGTTCCTGAGCGATTCTGCGAATACTAATAGGTCATCCAACGAGATGGTCCATGAGTCAATGTTATGTAGAGGGGGTTGAACAATCGTCATTGTGACCTCTTCGATGTCGTAGGCCACTGAATATTTAAGGTAGGCCCCTAGGGCATAGCAGAGCAGTTGAGTATTATTCTCGGCATCTACTTTTACACCCCCACCGGTTTTTAGGTCTATAACTCGGATGGACTTGCCTGTAATAACGACCGCATCAGCGGTGCCCCAACAATCGTTGATGACCTCAGCGAGGGTGACCTTTTCCTCGTAAAACTTTTTACCTTCGAGTGATCGGATATAGTTTACATAAACCTGGACGCATTCAACCATATCCAAGGTCACCTTATGTTTGTTAACCGTTTTGCCAATATAGCTATTTGGCTCGACGTTATTGATGAGGCACTGCTCAGACACCTCATGCATCGCAGTGCCTCTTTCGGCGTAGACACTTGAACCTTCATTTTTTATATCTGGTTCTAGATGGACGCTGCCTGGGCAGCTCATCCATCTAACGCTTGCTGAAGGCGACAATTTAGCGTGCGACATTGATCGCTCCCATTACATCGGCGAATTGGTCCTTCTCAATCTCACTAACCTTTTTGACGCCGGCTTTTTGGAGGATCGCAATGGCTTGATCACGTTTACCTGAACCGATTAAGCTCGCCATGGCTTCACGTAGATCGTCTAATGTGTAGGTCACCTGTTTAGACTCTTCAACGGGTTTGACTCCTTCAACGGGTTTGACTCCTTCAACGGGTTTGACTCCTTCAACGGGTTTAATCTCTTCGATCGGGCCATCTTCTTGTGTATCGAACAAGTCGGCGAGTTCGCGTAATTTTAATGAAATAGCTTTTGTATCCATGAATGACTCCTTAGTTGACCCAAATGGGTCGGGTTTAATGATGTGGTCGATTACATCCATCTTCGTCAAGACCGAATGCAGTACTAATGCATCGATCGACTCAGAGATAGTCAGAAGGTCGACCACGACATTATCCTTCTGACCAATTCTGTGGCAACGGTCCGCTGCCTGTTGCACATCCGCCGGGGACCAACTTGCTTCTACAAATATGACATGGCTAGCTGCGGTCAATGTGAGACCTACTCCGGCGGCTTTAATGTTACCTATGAAGATCCTACATTTTGAGTCCGTTTGAAAGGTCTCAACTGCTTTTTGACGATCTTCGCTTTTAACAGCGCCTGTTACCTTAACCGGACCATAGTCGTGTAGGGCCAACATGAGTTGGTCAATGATGTGGATATGGTGTGCGAAGACAACTACCTTGGAACTATGTTCTAACGCGTCTTTGATATAGGAAATTGCATCAGGCAACTTGCGCTCGGCGTTAAGCTTCAGAATGTCGCTAATTGCTTCAAATGGAATTGAATCAGGTTTATTGAGTTGCTCAAGACTAAATGCCTTTTCCCGTGCATCAACTGGCAAATCTAGCTCGATGATTCTATAAGTCTTAGCGGGTAGATCTTTCAAACATTCGCCCTTAGTCATCCGTAACATGAACGGCTCTAGTAGTTTGGTGAGTTCAACTTGGCGGCTTGATCCTGAGAAATCATAGGTATTCCAAGGAGTATGCCACCCTGCGCAATACTTCATGCCGAATTCAAAGTAGCCTAATTTAGTGGCCCCAATTGAATTGAGAAGCGTCCACAATTCGATTGGTCGGTTGACTATCGGTGTGCCGGTCAATAACAACACATTCGCACATTCCTTGATCTTGCGGGTGACTATTTTTGTGCGCTTAGCTTTATAGTTCTTCGCGTAATGTGCTTCATCAACAATAAGGGTTTGCACCGTTGGTAAATCAATCTTAGCCAAGATGTCGAAATTGACGATTGTGACATCCGCACCGTTTGGTTTATCTTTAGAACTTTTGATAACCTGCGAGCTCAATTCAGGGCGCCAAAGTCTGAGCTCCTTAGCCCAATTCAACTTAAGCGAGGCAGGGCAAATCACTAACGCAGGCAATTCCATGTGCATGATGGATACCGCGGTTTTGCCTAAACCCATGTCTAGGGCCAGGATTGTCTTTGGTCGAGTCGTCAACCACTCGACCGCGTGTTCTTGATGCGGGTATAACTTCATTTTTTATGATTCAACAATTAATTTAACAACATTGTACAACATTTCTTTATGGATTTAACAATTAATTTTTAGGAATTTAACAACAGTTTTTAGACGTCTAACAACATTGTACAACAGTTTTTTAGAATCGTACAACGATTCATATTTTTTAACGTTTATTGACAGGAACCCAATTCATAATGTCAGGTCGCAAACTCTCTTTTGTGAATGGGACCGACTTCATTTTATTGAGCTTCATGGCACTAAACCTACCTATCTGACCTCGCGAGAACCAGTAGGAAATCGCGTTAGTGCTGACACCGAATTTACGAGCCATTTCAGCCTTTGTACCGAAGAAGTCCAGGAGGCGATGAAGCTCTATCGCGCATTGATTTTTGAGTTGAATCTTTTTTTTCATGTAAATGTAAAAATATTTTTGAACAAAATTAATTATACATCGTTTTTTGTGATAATATACATTTGCTATTGCCTAGGTCAGCGCGACCGAAAGATGGATCCTTACCCATTTGGCAGTGGCCCTATAATGTAAGGCTTATTTAGGAATAAGATCAATGAACGTTTCATACTTAGATGGCGCTGGAATCGACCAGGCGCTTACTTGCCCTATTTGCAGCGGGCATTGGCTTCATCAAGGTGGGGTTGAAATCTTCAATCGGTTAGAGGACTCAAGCGAGGGTAGCCATGTGACAGCTAGTATCACGGGCGTTACTATCGATAACAATCTAACCCGCAACCCTAGTCGACGACGACACGGTCTGTTTGTCGCAATGGAATGCGAACAATGTGGCAAACTACCTAACCTCGCGCTTTATCAACACAAAGGTCTGACCTTATTTGGTTGGTTGAAGAGGGGAAACGTATGACCACAATATCTGGTGCCAAACTCCATAAGTCAAAATGGCCGGTCATACCTCTCAAACCTGCGTCTAAAGCCCCTGGGTTCGCTAACTGGCAGAATGGTATCACACATGAACAAGCGGCGAGCAACACTTGGAACGGCAACATTGGCCTTTTGGCTGAGCATTTCCCTGGAGTGGATATCGACATCACTGACCCGGCATGCGCAAGCGCCATCGAGGTTGCCTTGGAAACAGAATTAGGTAAGGCTCCGGTTAGAATTGGCGCATGGCCAAAACGGTTAATGATGTACCGGACTGACAAACCATTTAATAAGGTAAAAGTGTTCTTAAGCGGACCAAATGGTGACAAAAATAAAGCTGGCAAAAGCTTCGCCGTGGAGTTCTTAGCAACCGGGCAACAATATGTCATTTATGGTGAACATCCGGACGGGCATACCTATAGATGGATTGACGACCTTGGCCCTGTTGCATTAGAACCTGGTCAGTTGGTTAGTATTACAAATGATGACGTGAACCGGTTCATCGCCTCGTTACCTGCATATTTACCTAATGGTTGGTCCATCCAATCAGGTCAAGGGAGCACAAATCAGTCCAGCCAAGATGCCTTGGCGTTATACAAGCCCCCGCTGCTTGGTTGGGACATCGATCGGGTTCAAAGTGAGTTGTTAAATAAACTGGATCCTAGTTGTGACTATGATGAATGGGTTCGTATTGGCTTAGCTTTGCACCATCAAGGCAATGGTGATGAAATGTGGTTGTTCGCATGGGACCACTGGTCTAGCTCGGCTTCGAATTATCAAGCCGGACTATGTAAGTCGAAATGGGAGTCATTTTCAAACCAACGCCCATCAGGCCATGGCCCTGTTACCCTAGCGTCTTTGATTAAACACGCAGGATTAGTTACCAAAAAAGAATTGGACGCGTTATTTGACACATTACGCACGGCAATCGAACAAAGCCAAGATACAGATACACTTAAGGTTGTAGTTGAGTCCGTGCGCAATGAGTCTAGAATCGACCACGTTAGCCGCGGGGTTCTTGCCCATGTGTTGAAGAAGAGGTTTAAGGATTTGGCATTCCCGGTGTCTATCGGTGATTGTAAGAATATGATTCGCCCTAGGAATAGTGACGGTTCTGCCGGCACACCTGAATGGCTTAATGATTGGGTCTACGTAACGCATGAGGACAAGTTTTTCAACGTGGTTAGTAAACGACGGGTCACTTCGTCCGGTTTTGCCGCGATGTTTAATCGATTCACTGGCACAGATTCAGCAGCCGTATTGGCACTGACTATTTGGAACATCCCAACGCCGGACAAAGCTATCTATCTGCCGTCAGCCAATAACATCTTTGAATTGGATGGCCTGCCATGCGTGAATGAGTATGACCAGAATAGCCCGCCGGATATACCGCTTTCATATAGCTCCGGAGATCTAGCGGCGATTGAGAAGGTTAAGACCCATGTTCAGTTACTGTTAGGCAGTACCGAATCGGCTAATGTTTTAATCGATTGGATGGCGTATAACGTTCAAAAACCAGGGTTAAAAATTAACTGGGCGCCATTAATCAAGGGGATCGAAGGCACAGGTAAGTCTTTTATCGGTGTGTTGATGGGTGCTGTAATGGGTAGGGTGAACGTTGGTGAGGTACCTGTTGACCAATTAGGGTCAGGGTTTACGAATTGGGCCGTTGGTCGGTGCGTTAATGTCTTAGAAGAGATTCGGATGGTTGGTCACAACCGGCATGATATTTTGAACAAGATTAAGCCGTATATTACAAATGAATCTATCTCAGTTAACCCAAAAGGGGTCAATGTGTACATCTCACCGAACACGGTGAACTATATTGCGTTCACCAATCATGCTGATGCATTACCTTTGGATGACACTGACCGGCGTTGGTGGGTTCAATTTTGTCCTTTCACTACTGCTGAGGAGTTATATAGGGCGACTGGTGAGGGTTACTTCATAAAGTTGTTTGATTCGGCTAGGTATCATGCCCCGGCGCTGCGTAAGTGGTTATTGGAGCATGAAATCAGTGAGTCTTTTAGTGCCGATGGGCGAGCCCCTTCATCAAGCGCCAAGGCCCAAATGGTCGGTTTGAACACAAGTGATGAGCTCGAGGCGGCTAAGGACCTCATCGATATTGGGGGACCAGGGTTTAACTCAAACATCATTTCAAGCGCGCATTTTATTAGGGCCTTAAACCTAGTCGAAGGCATCGAACCGGTTAAGAAAAAAGCGGTCAATTTATTGATCTCAAAACTAGGCTTTATGTTGTATGAAAAACGCGTAAAATGGAGAGCTGAAATGTGCAAAATATGGATCCATATAAGCTACCAGCGGGAATTTGGGCCCAATAAACTCGCGAATGGATCCGGTAACCTCGCGAATGGATCCGGTAACCACCACGAGTTCAACGAAAAAATCCGTGAGCTTTTAGATGCGACCCTGGTCGACGACGTCCTGGGATGAAAAAGGATCCAATTTAATGGATCTTTGTCCACATATGGATCCTTTTATGGATCCTATTTAAGTTATTGATTTTATTACTTATTTTATATATATAGATCCAAGATCCATTAAGTATATGATCCATTACCATAATGTATATATATATAAAAAACAAAAAATATATATATATTCGCCGGCCGACGCCAAAAAACATATGGATCTTGGATCTTGGATCCTTTTTGACAAAAGAGACCTGAAAAATGAACCAAAAAATACATACAACAAACTGATCAAAAATACATACAACAAACTGATCAAAAAATACATACAACAAATTGACCAAAAATGTTAACAAATAAGTCGAAAAATAAATCTGAATCCAGCGAACAAACTACCCTGGTAGCCCGTGTCCGGCACTTTCATCCTGAGTTAATTTTGATGAGTATCCCGAACGGTGGTAAGAGGGACCCCAGGGTCGCAGCACAGATGAAGCGCGAGGGAGTCCTGGCTGGAGCACCTGACTTGTTTTTGGCAGAAGCTAGGGGTGAAAGACACGGGTTATTCATTGAGATGAAAAAACTAGGGGGCCGAACAAGCACCGAGCAAAACATAGTGATCGAAAAGCTTAGGCTTAATGGCTACGAGGTTTTGGTTTGCGAAGGTGCAGACAGCGCGTATAAGGCGCTTTTGACTTATGCCTTTGGGCCTGATCACCCACAGTGGCTTACGCGCTTCTGGCCCATATCTGGCAAGAAGGTTTAGTGTTACAATAACAACGTTGCCCATCCAAAGTAGATGGGGTAAAGGAGAAATTATGACTGGACGCATGGGACCTAAAAAATTTCCGGACGGTGCACGGGGATCACCCCCTGGGATTAAAAAAGTCGAGGGCTCAGGCAGAGCAAAGGGTGTGCCGAACAAAGCCACGCATAATGCGCGACAAGCCATTGCAATGTTCGTCGATAATAATGCTGAACGCCTGCAAGAGTGGTTAGACCAGGTTGCAAAAGGCACTCCGATGCTTGATGCAAAGGGAAAGCAAATCTTTGATGACAAGGGCAAACCTGTGTTTCAAATCGCACCTAACGCAGAGAAGGCATTTGGTTTATTTCAATCAGTCATTGAATATCATGTGCCCAAACTGGCACGTGGTGAGGTAACTGGCCTGAACGGTGGTCCGATTCAAACGGCGAATATTGATCTGCGTGGTTTAAGTAGCGAGGAGCTCGAAACGATGCAAGGACTGATGATTAAAGCAAATCAACAACCATAATGTTGGCCACGGTGAACAACCAGCAAGTCAATCCTGCCTTTCTGCTTGACCTTATTAAAGCGGAAAAAGAACGGCGACTTGCTGAAAATTCATTTTCAGAGTTTGTCAAGCAGGCATGGCACATTGTCGAGCCTGGAGTCGAATACATTCACGGTTGGCACATTCAAACAATTTGCGAACATTTGGAAGCTGTAACAAGGGGCGAGATTAGAAAGCTGCTTATCAACATCCCGCCTAGGCATGCAAAGTCCACAATCGTAAGCGTGATGTGGCCTGTATGGGAATGGTTATCTAAACCGGAGCAGAAGTATTTGTGCGCCTCTTACTCGAGCGTTTTATCAATACGGGACGCTCTCAAAGCTAGACGTTTGCTACAATCCCCATGGTTCCAAAACCGATGGGGGCTTAACTTTCAGCTTACCGGCGACCAAAATGCAAAGCAACGCTATGAGAATAGTAACACCGGGTATAGGATCGCGTCCTCTGTCGGTGGTACAGCAACCGGTGAAGGTGGGTCCAGGTTGATACTTGACGACCCGCACGGTGCCCAAGATGCCCAGTCGGACGTCATACGGCAATCAACAATTGAATGGTTCGACATGGTATGGTCGACTAGGTTGAACTCGCCTGCAAATGACGCGATGGTGACTATCATGCAACGATTGCATGAAGGGGATGTTTCAGGTCACATCTTGAATGACATCGGTGGATGGGAGCATTTATGTTTACCCGCAGAATATGATGGGTTAAGGCGCAAAACGTCATTAGGCTTTTATGATACACGAACTAAGGTCAATGAGCTACTCTGGCCCGAACGCTTCACAGAGCAAGTAATTACTGGCCTTAAACAGGTTTTGGGCGAATACGGCACCGCGGGTCAATTACAACAAGACCCAACCCCATCAGGTGGAGGTTTGCTAAAAACAGAACATTTCCAATTATGGAAAGTTTCAGAATCAATGCCGTCATTTGAGTACATCCTACAGTCTTACGACTGCGCTTTTACCGAGAAAACTACAGGGGATCCAACCGCATGCACGGTTTGGGGAATATTTACCCACAAAAACCATCGAAACGTGATGCTCCTGGACGCATGGGATGAACATCTAGGATACCCGCAGTTAAGAAAGCGGGTCATCGAGGATTGGACCGCCGAATACGGTGGTGATAAAAAAAGTTTATATAACAAACCTAGAAAGCCGGATAGAATCCTAGTAGAAGAAAAAGCTTCAGGGCAATCCTTGCTCCAAGATTTAAGATTGGCAAAAGTTCCGGCAATAGGATATAATCCAGGCAGAGCGGATAAAGTTGCGCGTGCACATCAAATGGCACCGACACTTGAATTAGATATGATATGGATACCTGAATCGTCAAAGAACCTAGGGCAGTTTGTAAGTTGGTCTAGACCTTTTTTAAAGCAATTAGCTAAGTTTCCTGTTGCGGAGCATGATGATTATGTTGATACGGCAAGTCAAGCTATCTTATATCTCAAGAACGACGGGTGGTTCAACTTGCCTATTGCCAAAGACATCGACGAACCTAAAATTAAACGTGTTGATAAGGTAAACCCCTATGCCGCTTAATTCAGTACTACTTCACCTTAAGCGTTTAGCTGAGCTGCGCAAAAACATTGCTGACGACGTTGCTGTAAAAGCACGCGACATGAAGATTTATGACGAGTCAATGCGCGATGTGCCCTATGGTGAACAACCCACATTTTCAGACTGGTTAGCAAAGCGGAACGCTGCGTTGAACGAGAAGTCTAATCAACAAGAGTTATTCGCCGAAGGCGGGGAGATCGATCTCTCTTCTGACGATCTTAATAAACCCGCGTTTGGATTCTATCGAAAGCAACGTGCAACACCGTCATCACCCGAAACCAAGGCGGCGATGGATGCAACAATTAAAGAAGCTGCCAAGTTTATAATCCCTCAGGATGTAGTTGATCTTGCGTTGCTACCTGTAGCCGCAGGTAAGGTCGGGGCCAAAACAGCACTAGCATTACTTGCCGCAACAGGATCTAGCGATGCTGACGCTGGGTTCCTAAAAAAGCTATTGATGAGAGAGGCACCTAATCAAGCTGATCAAATACGTCAGGCATTACGACAATCAGCTGACACAGGTCTAGAGCACTCTGTTATAGGGCCGAGCAACGCAGGCCCCGTTGGTGAAATCACACGAGGTAATCAAAGCAGTGTTACAGCTAACCAGTTTGATATTCGTAATGCGTTGAGAAGCAACCAACCTATTGTTGACTTTCACACCCACCCTGGTAATTATCAGGCGGCTTTCGATGTCGCACCGAGCCAAAGTGACTTTAGATTCTATTCAAATGAGTACTTTCCAGGCGAAGGTAAGAACGAGTTGCGGACAATTATCACCACGCCAGGGCGTCGTCCTGCTTATTCGTTTTTCGCAACTAATAACCCAGGCAAGGTCTTCAATAAAGCGTCATTAAGTGACGCAACCTTCGAGTTGCAGAATGCCGGTCGCAAAGGATTATTCAAGTCCGTGATTGACGACCCGAGGTTTGTAGATTACTTTGATGGCGGGGGTACAATTGGTGACTTGGCCGAAAACCTAGCCCCGCTGTCGATTTTGGATCTACGTAAATCACAAGGTTTAGGTCGCGGTGATTTAAGGTTAAGTGGTAGGCCAATTTCAATGAATTCAACAAATGTAGAGTTGTTCAACCTTATGAACCCAAAAGCCGTTGAGCTTTTAACTAAGAAGAAATTTGCCAAGGGTGGGTTAACCCAAACTAAGGAGTGTTCTTGCCATGGTTGATAGTTTAGACTCATTCTC